ACCTGAAGCACAAGCGTTTGTTTTATTTGAAGAATACAGGATTGTATGGTGTGGCCAATTTGCTCATTAACAATATGAGCGTGTTCGATGATCCTACCAAATACATTCGTATGAAGAATGTATCCAAAAAGATTAAGATGACTTTTGATGATAAGATTGCATTATTCCACGGTGGAGTGCTTAACGCTCAGACCGATGTAGGATACGCTGTTACCGATAAGACTATCACAAACGAACTGTTTGATGGTCACGATATGGCTATGCTTGGCGATATTCATATGATTCAGGACTTGCAAGCATATGACAAGACCAATGAAAAGCCAATCATACGATATGCGGGTTCACTTATTCAGCAGAACCACGGCGAAGCATTGCTTGGTCACGGATTCTCGCTATGGGACATTAAGCAAAGAACATATTCTCACGTTGAAATACCGAATGACTATGGATATTTTACAATAGAGATTGATGACGGCAAGTTGATTACTGACATAACTGATATGCCAAAGAAACCAAAGTTGCGAGTTCGGTGCAAAGAGAGTGTCGCAACAGAGGTAAAGAAAGTCATCAATGAACTGCGCAAGAAGTATGAAATCAGCGATCTTATTTATGTTAGAGTAGACACGGATGGTGCCACCAAGGTTGCTCAAGCACAGAATATTTCCAATCTGAATCAAATCGGCAACATTGATTATCAGAACAAGATCATCTCGGAGTATCTGAAGAAGAAATTTGTGGATGTGATGGACGACGAAACTGTGGAGACGGTTTGCAAGATCAACAAGGAACTTAATGCGTCGTTGACCAAAGAAGATACATCGCGGAATATCCGATGGAAGCCGATCAAGTTTGAATTCAGCAATATGTTCAGCTATGGTGAAAAGAACGTGCTTGATTTCACCAAGCTTGAAGATGTATATGGATTGTTTGCGGCAAATGCCAGCGGCAAAAGTTCGCTTATGGATGCGCTATGCTTTACTGTTTTTGACAAGAGCGCCAGAGCATTCAAGGCAACTCACGTGATGAATTCTCAAAAAATGTCGTTTAGCGGCAAGTTCACGTTTGAAATCAATAACATTCAATATGTCATCGAACGCGAAGGCAAGCGTGACAAGAAAAACAACGTCAAGGTTGATGTTAATTTCTATAAAATCGAAAAAGACAACAAGGTAAGCCTAAATAGCGAGGCTCGTCGCAGCACTAATGAAATCATCCGCGATTATCTTGGCGACTATGATGATTTTGTTCTTACCACTCTCGCTCTACAAGGCAATCAAGGCTCATTCATTGATATGGGTCAGACAGAACGCAAAGAACTACTGAGTCAATTCATCGGTCTTAATTTGTTCGATAAGCTTGCTTCCTTATCCGCCGACAAGACAAAAGAACTATCTGGCGCGGTAAAGTTGTTCAATAAAGAAAATGGCCTCAAGAAAATATCTCAGATCAAAAACGACGTTGAATTGCTTGAATCCAAGCTACTGGACCTGAACTTTCAGAAGGAAGAAAATACAACAAAAAAGAACGAATTGGATACTCAGATCGATGCACAAAAAGCCAACATCGTAAAACTGGAAAATGTTCCAACCAACATAATGCCCATCGTGCGCGAGCGTGATGGTCTTGTGTTAAAAAACAAGCAAGCGATGGAAACCATTGAAAAGATCGACGCTGATGTGTCTTCCAAAAAGCCCGAGTATGTCGAAGCCGCCAATAAATTGAAAGAATTTCCAGACGATCTTAAGGAAAAGAACGAGAAGTATCAATCGCTGGCAAGAAGCAAGCAACGCATAGAAAATGAAATGGATAAGCTGAAAGCCATTGTGAGCGAGAAGCTGAAGAAGCTGGCTCATCTGGACAAGCACGAGTATGATCCCAACTGCAAATACTGCTGTGATAATATCTTCGTCAAGGATGCCATATCCACACGCGAAAGTCTTGCGGCGGATAAAGCCGAAGCAAAGGATCTCTCGGACGCATTATCCAAAGTAAAAGCAGAGATGGAAACATATGCCGAATATGTGTCTAAATACGAACAAAGTGTCGAATTGAAAGATCGCGTAAATTCTCTTACCGCGTTCATTTCAAAGAAAGAACTGGAAAAGTCGAATCTTAAATCCGGTGTTGAAAAGAACGCGGTTCGCATCAAAGAACTACAGGATCAGATCGAACTGTACGAAAAGTCTAAGGAAATCGTGGAAAGCAACAAAGCCATTGAAGATATTGTCACGGACCTGAAGATCAAGGTGTCAAACGTATCATCCAAACTCAAGAACATAGAAAAAGAGTATATGGATGCATATAGCAAGAAGGTATCCTTTGGCGATCAACTGAAAGAAACAGAAAAACAACTATCCACAATTGAACAATATGAGGATGATCTTGGAGCATATCAATATTATACATCAGCGGTGGGCAAAGATGGTGTGCCATATCAGATCATCTCAGATGCCATCCCAAAGATTGAACAGGAAGTGAACAACATCCTATCTCATATCGTTGAATTTAGTATGGGTATTGAAACTGATGGCAAGAACGTCAACGTATATATCAAATACGAAGACCGCAAATGGCCATTGGAACTATGCTCTGGTATGGAAAAGTTTATATCTGGGTTGGCACTTCGTGTTGCACTCATTAACGTAAGTAACCTCCCAAGACCTAACTTCCTTGTGGTAGATGAAGGTTTCAGTGCATTGGACGGTAGCAATATACCTATGTTGCACGCTTTGTTCGATTATTTGAAGCGCAATTTCGAGTTTATCATTATAATAAGCCATCTTGATGCTATGCGTGATATGGTAGACAAGCAGCTTGAAGTCAAGAAGGAAAACGGGTTCAGCAAGATAGATAATAGCGTCTGATATATATTTATAGTCATAGGAATATAAAAACCTATGGCTAAACTATTCGATTCGGATTATAACTCCAATACTTACTTTTTCCTCACCGGCTATAGTGATAGGTTTTATGCCGGAAAAAACTCGTTCACGATAAACCCGTCACCATATTTGGTACCCGGTCAGCCAATATTTGTCAAAGTTTATGATGTGTTGAACAATGAATTGGCGTGTGATAAGGTGATGCCAGATAACGCCAGATTTGCCGAAGAAACGAATACTGGTCATTTATATCACGTTACTGTTCCAATTGACACCACCAACGGCGTTGGAAAATTACAGGTTCGTGGAATCGGGTTGAATGTGGAGGATTATAGTGGCAGCGTTGCCTTTTATAAGGGCACTGGATACAAGATAAAGGACGATGAACGCTTACCTCTTACGACAGAACCTCCAGCAAGCAACAAATTGCAAAGTGTGGAAGTAATATGGACGAGAAATGTTCTCATAGATACAACTAAACCAACAGATTCTGAAATAAGATTTTTTGATACTCCATATATCAAAACTCGTGCGGAGATATATCAGTCTCCGGTATATCCAACAGGTTCATACAGATTGGCTTCCGGAAGCTTCTCGGCTACGGCGGTAAGTCCAAAAAATAACACAAATGGAGATTATGATTATCAGTTTGATACAGCAATTTATCAATTGCATCTTAAATCGGGAACCAGATTTAGTTCTTCGATGGAAGGCGAATATGTTCGTTTGAAAAACCCAACCGTATCGCAATTTCGCTATAACGATTATCAGGAAGTTTTTCAGGGAACTCTTAACACGGATTTTGTTGCAAAAATAAGCAAGGTTGTAAATGAAACATCATTGCTATTGGATATACCATTTTCCACTGTATATGAGCTTATTAGCAGATCAAACGAGGATTCTCCATATTCAAAAAACAATCTTGTCAGACTTAAGGACGTAAGAATAGAGGACGATCCGGACAAGCAAGTCGTTTTTCACAAGAAAAATTTCTACATATTAAGCATATCAGATGGTCAATTTGAAATATTCTATAGGGAAATACCTCAAAATTTACCAAGAGCCACAACATCCGCGTCAACAAAATATCGTTCAGTTGTGGGAGTGGAATGCAACAATATAAGAACATTATGTGGTAATTTGGAATCTTATAAGATATATGCTCGCAGCCTGAACACTCCAGCCGACAGAACATTGCTTACTCAGGGTTATATTCGTCCGGACGAAGCCATAATCACCACAAAATTTGACAGTGGAGTATATAACAATCCAAGTTACTTTTATTCTCAGCAGCATATGTCATCACATTGGTTTGTGAATGGAAGCTGCACTTTTTCTCACGATAATTCTGTTCTCATAGACGGCGCATATATTGGTCACACCGGAAACTATAATGAAACGGATTATGTGATATACAAAGACAATACAGACGCGGCTTCTCAGAATGCTCAATATGTTTCATACTCATTTGGGTCAAAATCCTACTGGTATGCCAACACACAGGCATTTTTAAACAGTGCAATATATCCCACCGCTTCATATATAGGACTGACAAACATACCAAGTATATCTTCGTATGCTACTTCACAAGAAAATGTTCTTTCTGGAACTATTCATGACAGTAATCCCATTAAGTATCGCCAAAATACTTTATATAAGTTTAGTATGAGAGTAAAGGCGGCGGCCGGGAACTCAGCAGATGCAAAATTGTATATATACGGAATAAGCAATGGTATCAAAACCATGATAGGCTATATAGACAGCGCATACAACTATGGGGCAAATGAATTATACGAGAATACATTTTTTAACCAAGATGAAAAATATGGAACCATAATGTTTGTTCCGATGAGTGGATTTTGGTATATATCATCTGTATCAATAACTCCATATCAGGATTTGGATTATTCCATAGACAGCTTTTTGGTGAAAATCCCCATTTTTGCGCATATTCCCAACGAACATTATGAAATAGAGGTAGAATTGTACGACAGTTCCCAGAAGCTGGCATATGGCACCAATTCATATACTTTTACATATAATAAGCAGCTTTTTCCATTAAAATCTAGAATATTTATAGATCCAATTGGCGCAAACTACTAATTATAGGTAGGCATTCACATATAACACATCATGTCAACCATCGCAATCCAAAAAATACAGCTAAGAAGAGACACGGCAGCAAACTGGTCGTTTGTAAACCCGACACTTTCGAGTGGTGAAGCTGGATTCGAGACCGATACTGGAAAATTGAAGATAGGCAATGGAGCTACTGCTTGGAACAGTTTGGCATATACCACGGGAGGAACATTTGATGGGTCTCAAATATCCCAAAGTTTGGTTCCTATAACAGATGCTATATATGATCTGGGCAGTCCCTCAAACAGATGGAAAGACTTGTATGTAAGTTCTGGTAGTATTTACGTTGGAAATATAAGACTCACCGACCAAGATGACGGCACATTAAGTATACAATATGGTGCTGGGGCCGTTATTGGACTACCAACATCTTCGGTTAGTATTTCACAATTAAATGCAGTATCACAATCCCTTAATAATCAAATATCACAAAGTCTGGGAGATGTAAACACTGTAATCTCTTCTTCAATTTCAAGTATAGTATCCCAGAGTATTCAAGATATAGTCCCGCAAATTTTAGCATCTACGTCCGCTTCCATAGATCAATCAATAACCCAAAGTTTGGTAGCAGTTTATTCGGCAATAAACACCGCATCTTCATCTTTGGCATCGGCGGTGACTCAGAACTCGGCATCCGTTTCTCAGGTATTTGAAAACTTGAATTCTGCCACCGCATCTTTGTATAGCACAATAAATTCAGTTTCCTCTTCTCTTGTATCATCAACTTCCAGCAGCATAGCTGCAATATCCGCCAGCATACAGACGGTTTCTTCTTCTTTGTATATTGTATCGCAGTCCATCAATAGCAATATTTCCGCTGCGTATGCAAGCATAAACGCAAACTCTGCGTCCGCCGCATCTGTTTCTACTTCAATACGTTCTTCTGTTACCGATGCTTCCGCTTCTCTTGCTTCGGCAATAACTTTAAATTCGGCATCATTTTCTTCAAGCTTAAGCAGCGTGAGCAACAGAGTCACCCAAGATTCCGCTTCACTGGCATCATCCATACAAAGTGTATATGCAACAGTGACCACCGACTCTTCCTCGTTTGCTGCCAAAATAGATACGGTTAGCAGCACAGTAACCACAAACAGTGCATCATTGGCTTCCAGCATCACCACCACCAACGGAACAATCACCACCAACAGTTCTTCGGCAGCAGTAAGTATAAACAATTTGACAAGTGCTTTAAATACAAGTGGTTCAAGTTTACAGTCAAATATCAATACGTTAAGTAGCACTGTGACAACAAACAGTTCGTCGGCGGCTACAAGAATGGATACTCTGTCCAGTACGGTCACAACTAATAGCTCATCTCTTGCGTCCACAATAACTTCTGTTCAGGGAACAATAACAACAAACAGTTCCAGCGCCGCACAAAAAATAGATACACTGTCAAGTGCGATCACAAACAACAGCGCATCATTGGCTGCAAGTATCACCACCACAAACACGACATTTACCAATACATCCTCGTCATTTGCCAATAGAATAGATGTTATTGCTGCAATGGCTGGTGGAACAGGATCACTGGACAGTGCTTCTCTCGCTGCTTCCATAACCCAAGTAAACAACACGCTGGCAACCACAAGCTCATCTTTAGCGGCAAAGCTGACTACATTAAGTTCGTCTTACTTAGACGCATCTTCTTCGCTTTCATCAAATATAGGATCGTTAAGCACAACAGTTACTACAAATAGTTCATCCGCAGCATTGAGAATGGATGGATTGCAAAGCAGCATTAATACTAATAGCTCGTCACTTGCCGCATCAATAACTAGCACAAGCACTACTTTAACCAATACAAGTTCTTCTCTTGCTGCTAAGGTTGATAGTATATCATCCGGATTTACTGATGCAAGTTCTTCTCTTGCCGCTTCCATCACCAGCACACAATCCACCGTTACTACAAACAGCGCATCTGCTGCCACGGCAGTAAACAACCTGTCAAGTACAGTTACCAGTAACAGCGCTTCACTTGCTTCATCAATTTCGTCAGTAAATACAACATTGACAAATGCAAGTTCATCACTCGCTTCCAAAGTTGATACCATTTCTTCAAATGTTACAACAAACAGTTCTTCTCTCGCAAGTTCACTGACGACGTTGCAAGGAACGGTGACAACCAATAGCTCATCCGCAGCAACGAGAATGGATGGACTCAGCAGTTCTATAACAACCAACAGTTCTTCTCTTGCGGCAAGCATTACAACAACAAACAATACCTTGACCACAGCCAGTTCATCTCTGGCCGGTAGAGTTGACACTGTATCCACCAACATTACTAACGCAAGTGCTTCTCTCGCCTCTTCTATCACAAGCACGCAGTCAACCATAACAACGAATAGTTCTTCTGCTGCGGTGAGTATCAATAATTTGACATCGGCGCTGAACACCAGTGGATCTACGTTGCAGTCCAACATCAATACTCTGAGCACAACTGTCACCAACAACAGTTCGTCTGCCGCAACAAAGATCGACACGCTGTCCAGTTCTATAACAAACAACAGTGCTTCATTGGCGGCATCTATAACAACGGCGAATACCACATTTACCAATACATCCTCGTCATTTGCCGGAAGAATTGATTCTATATCGGCTGGTCAATCCAGTTCATTGGACAGCGCATCATTGGCGGCATCTATCACCGATGTGAGAAGTTCGTTGACAACCGCAAGCTCGTCCCTCGCACTACAGTTGACGACTCTGAGTTCTTCTTATACCAACGCCTCCGCCTCGCTAAATGCTTCGATCACATCAACCCAGAGCACGATAACAACAAACAGTGCTTCGGCGGCAACAAGCATTAATAATTTAACGGCTGCACTAAATACCAGTGGATCTACTCTACAAAGCAATATTACATCGTTGAGCAATACTGTTACCACAAACAGTTCATCTGCTGCAACACGTATGGATACGCTTAATAGTTCCATCACGAACAACAGTTCTTCTTTGGCATCGAGTATTACCAGCACAAATAGCACCATCACGACAAACAGTTCATCCGCAGCCACAAGTATAAACAACTTGACCAGCGCACTGAATCAAAGTGGATCTACACTACAGTCAAACATAACATCTTTAAGTAACACTGTAACTACAAACAGTTCATCTGCGGCAACAAAGATTGATACTCTATCAAGTTCTATTACTAACAATAGCGCGTCGTTGGCAAGCAGCATTACCAGCACAAATAGCACGGTTACCACAAATAGCTCATCCGCCGCGACCAGCATCAATAATCTGACAAGTGCGTTGAATACAAGTGGATCCACATTACAATCAAATATCACCTCACTAAGCAATACGGTAACCAGCAACAGTTCATCGGCAGCAACGCGGATGGACACTTTAAATAGTTCAATCACCAATAACAGTTCGTCGCTGGCTTCAAGTATCACAACAGTAAACAATACAGTTACAACGAATAGCTCATCAGCGGCAACATCAATAAATAATCTAACGAGTGCTCTTAATACCAGTGGCTCCACATTACAGTCGAATATCACATCGGTTCAGAACACGGTAACGACAAACAGTTCGTCCGCTGCCACAAGTATCAACAATCTCACAAGCGCTTTAAACACAAGCGGTTCAACGTTGCAGTCAAATATTACATCGTTAAGCAACACGGTCACATCAAACAGTTCTTCCGCCGCAACTCGTATGGACAGTTTGAACAGCGCAATCACAACCAATAGTTCATCGCTGGCGTCAAGCATCACAACAACAAACAGTACGGTTACAACAAACAGTTCATCTGCTGCAACAAGTATAAACAATCTCACAAGTGCTTTGAATACCAGCGGGTCTACGTTGCAATCAAACATCACTTCACTGAGCAACACTGTAACTAATAACAGTTCATCTGCTGCGACCAGAATGGATAGTCTCAGCAGTTCGATTACAACGAACAGTGCATCCTTGGCAAGTAGTATTACCACCACAAACAGCACAATAACGACCAATAGTTCATCGGCAGCAACAAGTATTAATAACCTAACCAGTGCGTTGAATACAAGTGGTTCAAGTTTACAGTCAAATATTAATACTCTTAGCACGACCGTCACAAATAACAGTTCGTCTGCGGCTACAAGGATGGACACGTTGAACAGCTCTATTACCAACAATAGTGCTTCTCTTGCGTCCAGCATCACGACAACAAACAGCACGGTTACAACAAATAGCTCATCGGCAGCAACAAGCATCAATAACCTAACCAGTGCTCTAAATACTAGTGGTTCAACTCTTCAGTCGAATATTAATACGTTAAGCACAACGGTCACGACAAACAGTTCATCCGCCGCCACACGTATGGATAGCCTCGGAAGTTCCATCACAACCAACAGTGCTTCGCTGGCTTCTAGTATCACGACAACAAACAGCACGGTTACAACCAACAGTGCTTCTGCCGCAACCAGTATAACCAATCTTACGAGCGCATTGAACACAAGCGGCTCTACGTTGCAGTCCAACATCAATACTCTCAGTACTACAGTTACAAACAATAGCGCCTCAGCGGCAACTCGTATAGATAGCTTAAGCAGTTCAATTACAAACAACAGCGCTTCTTTGGCAAGCAGCATAACAACGACGAATAGTACTGTTACCACAAATAGCGCATCTGCTGCTACGAGCTTGAATAATCTAACAAGTGCGCTGAATACCAGTGGTTCGACTCTTCAGTCAAATATTAACAGCTTAAGTACAACCGTCACGAATAATAGCTCTTCAGCAGCCACAAGAATGGACAGCTTGAATAGTTCTATTACTACAAATAGCGCTTCACTCGCATCCAGCATCACAACGACAAATAGTACCGTGACGACGAACAGTTCGTCCGCAGCAACCAGTATCAATAATCTGACGAGTGCGTTGAATACCAGTGGTTCGACATTGCAATCGAATATTAATAGTCTAAGTACCACGGTCACGAATAACAGTTCAAGCGCAGCTACTCGGATGGATACTCTGAGCAGTTCGATCACCACAAACAGTTCTTCGTTGGCATCCAGTATCACAACAACTAATAGCACTCTCACGACAAACAGCGCATCTGCTGCGACCAGCATAAATAATTTAACAAGCGCGTTGAATACAAGTGGTTCGACATTACAATCGAACATCAATAGTCTGAGCACAACTGTCACAAACAACAGTTCTTCGGCTGCTACTCGTATGGATAGTCTGAGTAGTTCAATTACAACAAACAGTTCTTCTCTAGCCTCCAGCATAACAACAACGAATAGCACCGTTACCACGAATAGTGCCTCAGCGGCGACCAGCATCAATAACTTGACCAGTGCTCTTAATACCAGCGGGTCAACGTTGCAGTCCAATATAAACACTGTTAATAACACTGTCACAAATAACAGTTCGTCTGCGGCTACTAGAATGGACAGTTTAAGTAGTTCAATCACGACAAATAGCTCGTCGTTGGCATCAAGTATCACCACGACAAACAGTACTATCACAACAAATAGTGCTTCAGCCGCGACCAGCATCAACAACTTGACGAGCGCCCTCAACACAAGCGGTTCGACCTTGCAGGGGAACATCAATAGCCTGAGCACCACGGTCACCACGAACAGTTCGTCTGCGGCGACCCGCATGGACAGCCTGGGTAGTTCGATCACCACAAACAGTTCGTCTCTGGCTTCGAGCATTACCACGACAAACAGTACTCTTACCACAAATAGTGCTTCAGCCGCGACCAGCATCAACAACTTGACGAGCGCTCTTAATACGAGCGGCTCTACTTTACAATCAAACATTAATAGTCTCAGCAACACAGTCACGAACAACAGTTCGTCAGCCGCAACTAGCATCAACAACTTGACAAGCGCACTTAATATAAGTGGATCAAATTTAAGCGCAAGTATATCAACGACACAGACCACATCAGCGGCGGTATCCGGTTCTGTAGTAAGTTTGAAAGCCCAGTATGTACTGGCAGTCACAGCCGGAAACAGAGTTGCTGGATATAAAATAGCATCGAGCGTCGCGTCCTCTTCATTTATAATACAAGCGGATACGTTTAAGGTTGTGAATACTCTGGGAGATGAAGGAAGTGTTATTACTCCATTCCTCGTTGACATTAGTGGAGTGTATATGGATCAGGCATATATTCGCAATTTGGATGCAAACAAGATCAATGCCGGAACAATAAACGCTGCACTCACAATAAATTCTCCAACCATAAGCGGAGGTACTATCACTGGTGGTACATTAAATATAGGAAGCGGGGCGTTTAGAGTTGATTCAAATGGCCGTGTAACCGCGAGTGCGGCGGATATTTCCGGAAAGATAACTTCAACAAGCGGTACTATTGGTGGATGGACTATTGGAAGTAGTACCATAACTGGAGGCGCATTGACATTAAATAGTAATGGTTCTATCACAGGTTCTACGAATTTCAGTGTAAGTCCGTCTGGAATATTGACTGCGACTTCGGCGAATTTGTCATCTGCTACTGTAAGTGGCACCGTTACCGCCGGTGCTGGTAGTATCGGTGGGTGGACTATTGGTGCAAGTACGTTGACGGGCGGTTCCACGACTCTAAATAGCAACGGAACGCTTACAGTTTCAACATTAAACGCAAGCAGTGGTGGTAGTATTGGTGGATGGACCATAGGCGCAAGCAGCTTGACCGGCGGCTCTACCACACTAAACAGTAATGGTACTCTGACGGTTTCTACCTTAAACGCCAATAGCGGCGGCAGTATTGGTGGATGGACCATTGGGTCCACAACATTGACTGCCGGTTCTACGACGTTGAATAGTAACGGAAACATAAGCTGTGCGGATGTTTCCATAACTGGTGGAACATTGAATATAAACAGCGGAACATTCCAAGTCACTTCTGGAGGCGCATTGACCGCCACATCAGCAACAATATCGGGAACTGTCACGGCAACGTCGTTGACCGCGACAAATTCAGGAACTATTGCCGGATGGAACATAGGAGCGGGGGGATTATCGAGCGCAACAAATTCCGCAGCAAAGATAACAGGAAATGGGTTGAGTATCGATGCATCAACAAACCAAGCAACGATTGGATTGACCGGTTCGTATCCTCTTCTATTGACCGGAGGAGGTGCCGCCGCCTCTATTCAACTTGGATCTGGGTATTCTACAAAACTAAATGATCTAGGAGTACTTACACTTGCTGGTGCAGAATTCAAATATGCAAGTAGCAAATTCCAGTTTGGTGGAGGAGCCTCCACTATTGTTTGCGGAAGAGCGGAAGTAGGAACCGGAGGATTTGATTGTACCGGTGGAGGATCATTCAGCGGAACAGTGGGAGTTGGTGGAGGAAACATTGTTCTTGATTCAAGCGGAGCAGTTACCGCAGTATCATTTAACAGCACATCATCCAGAAGATTCAAGACAAATATTAAAGATTTGACAAATGGTATGGATATGATACAAAAGTTGCGTCCAGTCACATTCGATTGGAAAAATAAGGATGTAACCAACGACATAGGCATGATCGCAGAAGAAGTAAATGAACTGATACCAACAATCGTCAACAAAGACAAAGATGGTAATATTTCTGGATTGGAATATGGTAAATTAACCGCCGCACTTATTGCCGCAGTAAAAGAACTATCAGCAGAATTAAAAGAAGTCAAATCGCAATTATTGGAGCTGAAGAATAAATAATGTATGGCTTCCAATTATACAGTAAAAATAAACGGAACGCCCACCGACTTGGACAGCGTGTTTAAAGCAAGAACCAGTGCGGCGCGAGCAAATGTCGGAATAAAAAGCAATGGCACAGACTTGGCACAGTTATATGAAAAAATTCAATATTCTCCAGCACAAGAGATAAATTTCAATACGGGGTTCAAAACCGGAGGCGTGGATCTCAGATATATATTCGTAAATATCAACTACGCTTAAAAACTAATAATGGTTTAATATTTAAACATATATGGCATCCGGATTCAAAGTTAGAATAAGTGGAGTAGACACAGATTTGGATAGTATATTTAAGCCGAGAACGTCCTCTGCTACGGCAAACACTGGCTTTAAGAGCAATGGTACAGACTTGGCGCAGCTATATGAAAAAATTCAATATTCTCCAGCGCAGGAAATAAGTTTTGACACAAAGCTCATTGCTGGTAGCTGGAATGGTGGTGGAAATACCGACTTGAGGTATATATTTGTGAATATCAACTACGCTTAAAGTTTTAATTTGACAAAACAATCGATTTAGTATCTAATAAAAAGGTTATATGAATATAAAAATACCCTATACGCATATAGGAAATCTCAACGAAATATTGCACGTATTGGTTGTTGCCGTTAAAAATAACAAGGCAATTTATACACGTGAAATATCAAAGCAGGAAATGATGGTGCTTAATCACAATGCACAGGAATTTATTATCATACCCGATGATGTATATGAATCTTGCGATTCTGTTGAATTTTGTCCATTTTCAAGAGACAAAACTTGGAGACGAAGAATAGCGCTTAGAAAAAAAGACAAAGAATTTTCCGTTATTAATGGAGGTCTAGAATTCATCAAAAATCCAGATAAACTTGGCGATGAAAAATCGCTAAAAATGCTGAAGAAGTGGATAAAACGAGGCGTAGATATAAAGATAGATGACAACATTAAAGGCGAAAAGAATTTGATATATTTTTCAGCTTTCGGAGATTCTGGGTATATAGAATTATTGAAATACTTGCTTAAGGGTCTCAAGAAACAGCCCTATCAGAACTTTGATCTGTTGTTCATAACAGACAAGCGTACCAAAAAATTAATAGAAAAAATGCCCCTCATCAAGCATTTCAACGTTCATTATCTCATAATGCACAAGATTGTGGATACAGTTGAAGCATCTATGCAGAAGCTAAAAATCTATGAGTTTGAGAAAATAAACGATTATAAGAAAATATTGTTTTTGGATTTGGACATATTGATCGTGGGAGATCTTTCCAAAATTTTTGAAGAAAGAGTCAGACCAAACGTATTTTACAGCGCATCTCACAGAATTGACAAGACATTGCACAGGTCCGTATATCACACGATACAACAATACTCGGATGTTCATATAGCAGTGCTAGATTTCAAATGTATATTTGCGTTCAATGCTGGTCAGTTTTTCTTTATGAATACTTCGACCATGATCAAACATTTCAAAAACATTTACGAATTTGCCCAGAAGTGGCCGGGTCAATACTTTTTCGAACAAAGTTTCATGAATACGTACTTTAACATATTAATGATATCTAATATATTTAAATTTAAAGACCAATTTTGTTTTATACCGGTAAATACCGAAGAAACTCGCACAGTTACCAATCCGGATTCTGTAACCGTTCATTATATGGGAAGTATAGCGAATACTGGAGGAAAGCTTGGTCATATCAAAAAGTATTACAAATATCTGTTGCCATGACCGAAAATAAAAAGAACCACAAAATTGTATTTTTTATACGAGCACTATTCAAAGAAAGTATGATGCCGGAAGTTGGTCACGGAAGTATGGCAGTGGATGCCAGACAATGTGCGGAAGAATTCGATAAATTATTCAAGATTTCTATACACGATTACCGGAAAAAGGTTCATCAAATACAACTAAGCTGCATCAAAAACATATCTGATCGTATCATTTATAACCACGTGGACAAAAAAATAAAAAGCACGTGGAAGCTGCCATATGTTCATATCCAAGATTCTGCCAGAGAGGAATTGATGGCATTGCGCGATGACGATATTATCATACCATTGGATGATGACGATTGGTTGTCTCCAGAAATATCAGAATTGGATTTTCCAAAAAACAGTCTTATTCTTTGGGATGCGGTTTCTATAGGTGTGGATTCTACCAGAACCTGCTATTGTTACAGGCATCCGCAGTTGCCAGCAAAGTTGGATATGTATAGCGAAAGAGTTGCAAGAGGGCTGCTTTCGAATTGCTACGGATTCCGAGCAAAAATCATCAAAGAAATGCTTCGACGAAACGAGGAAGATGCGGATATGTTTTTGCTAAGACATACTATGCCACGAATATTGGCAAGAAAAAAAGAATATAAGGATTTATTCCAAGACGGAGAAACAATAACCAAGAAATTTTTTGGTATATATGTAAAGCACGCCGCCAATATAACTCTATATAACACTCTTAAATCGGATAAGATAACAATCAAAGACCATTATCTTTCCGCAATCAAGGAATATACCTACGACTTTGAAGCCAATATAGAAAATTTTCCTGCGGAATTTGCTTGGTCTATACCATATTATAAAAAGCTTAGACAATTGAATCTTGCTCTATAAAAACTCGTCTATAATGCGAGTTTTGTATATATTTATAAGAATATGGACAAACTCACCGAGCAAATCATTGAACAGTTATATAACGAAATCGTAAACAGCAATCAAGTATACGCCATCTATCCTGGCCGTTTCCATCCAGCAGGACCGCACCATTATCAGGCATACAAGTATTTGGCCGACAAGTTTGGTGTAGATAAAACTTTCGTTGTCACATCCGATAAGGTAGAATTGCCAGATAGCCCATTAAGCTTTGCTGAAAAGAAAGCAGTGTGGGTAAAGTATGGAGTTCCCGCTGACAAGATTGTTCAAGTGAAGAACCCATATATTGCAACGGAAGTATTGGATATGCTTCCCGAAAACTCCGCCATAGTATTTGGATTCGGAAAGAAAGACGCTGAAAGATTCAACGTTGGCGGCGTAAAGAAAGATGGTTCTCCAGCATACTTACAGTTTTATGAAAAGAACAAGAACAACCTTGAAGATTTCACAAAGCACGGATATCTGATTGTTATTCCACATTTTTCCCTTAAAGTTGACGGCAAGGAACTTAGCGGAACCGAAATCCGTGGTATGATCGCGTCAAATCCAAGCAAGGAAACATTTGATAAGATCTTCGGTTGGTATGATCCTAAGATAGCAAAGCTGCTCTCTGATAAATTCAAGGAAGCCGCCGGATATGTTCCACCGGAAAAACCAGCCAAGAAGAAGCTCAAAGAAGGTGGAGAAATGTTTGATGTCGAAGTCTCTGCGGTGAGGCGTGAAAACCTTGACCCAACAATAACACAAGTACTGAAAGACAATGGTCTCGGCAAGATCCAATACTCCAAAATAGGAAACTTCAGCAAGCCATTGCTGGGAGATATAGACATCGCAGTTGATACAAAAGATATGCTTAAGTTCTTGAAGCTGCCTCCTACGGCTGACAAGGATGCTCTGTTTGATGCATTATCAAAGAAGTTTCCGGCAGGAAAACCGGCAAAAGGACTGTTTCAGTTTCATTTGCTTGGAAAGGCTGTCAACCAGCCATTTGTAAACAAGGACGGCAGTGAAGATCCAAACAAAGAGCCATATGTGCAGGTTGATGTTATGCTTGGTGTGAGAAGCTGGAGAGAAAAGTTTTATTCCGGTGCCCCCGAAAGTCAATACAAGGCAAAATTCAGAAACCTGCTGATATCTGAAATACTTTCCAAGATCATTGAAGACGCTGGACCAAATGGTTTGAAGCAGAAATATATGCTTTCACCGGCAGAAGGATTCTTCCTGCAAAAGTTCACGGTTGATGCCAAGGGCAAGCGCAAGGAAGTTAGCAGAGAGCTAAAGTCCACGGATATGGATTTTGTGGCAAAGTTCCTGTTTGGTGAAGACAAGACATTCGCGGACATTGATACATTTGAAAAAGTGTATGCTTTGTTCAAGTCCAAGGATTTCAAGTTCCCGCAATTCAGAAAAGAGATCATCGACGCATATAAGGAAAATATGGCAAAGAGCCAAGCGGCGGAGCCGGATCTGCTACATCCAAGGCTTGAAGAAGCAAACAAACTTTCCATCCAGCGTTTCTCAGGTGCAAATGAAATGACCGACGCTGAATTCTTGGACTTTCTACGCCGTATCCAGCCACTGGTAAAACAGGGTAAAATGGATCTGAGCGTAGCCAATAATGCATCAGTCACTGAAAAACTTGATGGCTCTCCCTGCAAATGGGGATTGAATGCGTCTGGTCAATTCTTTGTAGAATCCGCCAACAGCGGAGAAGTAACCATATCCAACGCGGAAAAGCTGAATAATCCATTCACCGTTCATTTCTATGAGGCACTGAAGTTCCTGAACGGATACAAGCCATTGCAAACAAAGTTGCAGGCAATAAAAAAGAAACACGGCGCATTCAAGATCACATCTGAAATGTTTCCTGTATTGACCCATAAGGGCGATGAGCTTGGTGATATCGTGTTTGCTTCCACCAAATACAACAAATCCAAACTTGGAAACAGGGGAGCGTTTGTGTGCTTTGGAGCAACCTGTGAAAAGCACGGAGAAGAATCGTCCGAAGAAATATTGGATATGGTTGAAAGCACAAGTGATCCAGAATGGAAAGTGTACAATATCAGCAAGCACGGATCACTGAGCAGAGAAGGATTGGTATTTAATCTTTCCGGAATTCAAAAGCTCGTTGGCGACCCAGCCAAACTATCACAAGCAGCAGCATTGTTGAAAACTCGCAAAGAAAGTCCCGAGAAGGACGCTTTAAAAAAGATCATCCGCAAGGTCAAGGATCAGATGCAAGGAGTGCTCAACAAGTATGCCGAACGCATCAATACGTTCCTAAGTTCAGACGCTTCTCGTAAATATCCAGTTGAAGGCGTTGTGTTGAAAATCAATCTTCCCGATGAGCCTGTTTTTATCAAGGGCACTTCTGAAATATTTCACAAGATTGCTGAAAAGACTTGGGGAACTCGTAAGGCAGTTGGAAATGCTGAAAAGGTTCTTGATGGTGCATTTCTTACCAAGGTTCTTGGTATGACAACCGCTCACGCCGCCACACTTAATAAAACCATCGCCGCCGCAAAAGCAAAGGTGGGAGATGTCACAGACGATGCTTCCGCAAACAAAGTTACACTCGAAGTATATAATTCATTGAAAGCACAAGGAATTGATGCTTCACCCGAAGCAGTAAGAACTCGCGCAAATGAAGTATTGGCATCCGCACAAAAGGAACTTAAGGAAATACAGGCAAAGTGGAACGAGATCAAAGCCAGCGGAGAAGTTGATCCAGACAGCACAGCAAAGACGGAGAGTCAGCTGGCTTTCTTGCAGCAAAAGCTGAATAATGTCACTCAGGCTGTTCTTACCAACAAATATGCCGGTGAGGCATATATCGTGTATCTTTTGCGTCTTTTTATAGATAAAAGAATAAAGTCCGGAGCAGAAACTGCCGACTGAGTCATATATATAACCAACAAAGGTTATACACTATGAAGAGAGCACAAGGTAAAAGCAACATTGATATTGTAAAAGGTTATCTGGCTGGAGAACGGCCATTCATCCAAGTGGGATATACTGGGGACAAGGACAAGTATATTATTCGCAAAGAAGGCGAAACTTGGACAGATGCCAGCGGAAAGAATTGGGTGCAGACCGCGAGTGGTCCACAAGCAGTCACTCGTGTTATGGATATCATACGTGAAGAAGTCAACGATAAGTGTGAGTGCTGCGGTAGAGAAATACGTTGGGGAACAAAGCAGGACCGCAAGATGTTTTATCGTACCAAGAAATGCTTGGATTGCATTTCAAATGAAGAGACTGATCTGAGAGCCAAGGGTCAATTCAAGCTGTATGAAACAAAGAAGCTTCTTGAAAACGAATTAGCATATCTGGGCGATATCAAGCAAAAGCTCAGAGAAAGCAAAGACTATCTGGAAAGCGAAGAATCAAAGACGATGACTTGGGCAAATTCAACCGGTATGGTCGAAGAATGGAGCAATGAAGCTCGCGGAGAATTGAAAGAACATGTTCAGAAGGACTGGGTAACTTGCTTGAAGAAAATCAAGGCAGCTGAAAAAGAATTAAAGAAAGTCAACGCGGAAATCAGCAAAGTATTGAATAAAAAAGATTGACGAGTGGCGTAAATGTTTTAATATAAGGTTATGCGTATTCTTTATATTGCTCCCCATCTTTCTACAGGTGGGTGTCCACAGTTTCTATTGAAGAAGATACAAGTGTTGAACAAAGAACACGAAGTATATTGCATAGAATACGCAGACCACGGCAGATTCACCATCCAAAAGAACCAGATAATTGAACTGTTGAAAGACAGATTCATATCTGTGAATTACGACAGACCAAAGCTACTCGACCATATAGAAAAGATAAATCCGGAAGTGGTGCATCTTGAAGAAATGCCGGAATATTTTATGGACGGCGAAATTGCCAAGAAACTATATCGCAAGGATCGTCCATACAAACTCATCGAAACATCCCACGACAGCAGCTTTGATCCAAAAAACAAAGTGTTCTTTCCCGACAAGATACTGTTCGTAAGCAGATATCAATTGGAGTCGTTGAAATCTTTGGATATTCCGATGGATGTATATGAATATCCAATCGTGATAAATCCACGCAAGCCACGTGAAGAGGCGTTGAAGGTGTTGGGATTGGATCCAAAGCTGAAGCACGTGATTAACGTCGGGCTATTTACTCCACGCAAGAACCAATTGGAAATAGTGGAATATGCCAGAAGCTTGCTTGGACAGCCGATACAATTTCATTTCGTGGGAAACCAAGCGGACAATTTCAGGGATTATTGGCAACCTATAATGAAAAACTTCCCAAGCAATTGTAAATGGTGGGATGAAAGAAAAGATGTCGAGAATTTTTATCAAGCAGCGGATCTATTCCTTTTCACATCGCGTGGAACCGTGCACGACAAGGAAACAAGTCCGCTTGTAATCCGAGAAGCCATATCATATAATATACCATCATTGATATACAACCTTCCAGTATATCTCGGAATGTATGACAAATACGAAAACATAGAATATCTTGATTTCGGATCAAAAGATGCCAATATAAACAAAATTTTAAATAAATTAGGAATAAAACAAATGGAAACAAAATCTTCTACACCTCATACCATATTGCACAACGATTATCTGTTTCAGGCGACTTGGGACATCAACGAGCAAAAAATGACATATAGTTCTGGTCGTGGGGTTGATTTCCCTATCATCGTGGCATTGCGAGAATACAAGTCCGACGCCATACTATGGTCAACGGAATATCCATCTTTTCCAGCCAACTGCTATTATTGGATGATCCCAATCGCAAAGCAGACCAGAGACTATGAAAAAGATGAGCACGTTGCCGGTATAAAGTTTTGCGTGTATAAAAAAGATACACAAGAACAATTGTATGAGGAACCATTCTTCAGAAAATTTGTGAATGTTCCGACCATATCACTGAGCAATCGTGCACCTTACTGGTATAATTATTCGGAATATTTTGTGCTTGGAAAATACGCCAAATGGCTGAATAAAAATACCAAATATCCGGTTGCCGTGGATATTGGTGCAAATATCGGAGTATTCACAGAATTCTTGATTCGCAGCAAGATTTCAAGAAAGATCACTTCCGTGGAATGCAACGCCGAAGCCGTGGCCGATTTAAGACGCAATTATGAATTCAACGACAATGTGACAGTGATAGACAAGGCGCTGAGTCATAATAATGAGCCAATCACGTTTTATAATTGCCCAGAGAATTCAATCATCAGCAGCGCCATACCACCAGAAAATATAGCACAGCATCGTGCTGGATTGCTTCCAAGTCAAAAGACAATCGTGGAAACCATCACCATAAAGGATCTGGTTGATAGACTGAAGCACATCAATCTGCTTAAAATAGACGTTGAAGGATCGGAATATAATGTCATCGAGAATATGGACCCCGCATTGGCGGAGCATATAGACACCATGTTCATAGAATGCCATTTCTTTGAAAAAGATTATAAGGAAAAGTATCGCAAGCTCATCGAACGTGTCGAGTCTATGGGATACAAGGTGGAAGAAGCTATCAACAAGCCGGTGGAAGAATATGCCGGATCCAGCGAATCAATATTTGCCACAAAGTTATGATCATATTTTTATACACAGACAAGAACTGCGAATATCAGGCGTTTTCCTGCATACAGACCTTGTTGCCAAGGCTGCGCGAAAATGACCGCATAGTATACTATACCATCGGGTTTGATTCGGTATATGAGTTTAACAAGGTAAAGAAAGTGCGCTTGGCACCTATTCCGTCTTATCCCAGTTTTCATTTCTATAAGGCGGAACTATCGCTTCTTACTATGGATATGTTCCCAGACGAACAGCATTTTATGTTCACTGACACGGATGTGCTGTATTCTCGTCGGTTCAATCCTGCCGCCATAGAGCATACACATTCATATCCGTTGGCGAGTATGGGACCACACGAATATCCTTTTATTTATGAAGTCATAGATGGCAATAGAATCGTATACGACGAAAGCGCATTGATGAAATACTTTGGTGTGCCACAACGCACCATGAGATATGTATGGTCTTGTATATATTCATTCAATCGCAATTGCAGAGACTTCTTCGAAGAATATACTTCGATGTGCAAGAACGAATACCTCATACCAAGAAAGAAGGTATATTTTCCATTCCAAGATGAAACAGGGTTCAATGTATGCTTGTTCAAGAGAAACGCCACGCAGAATCTTGGATATGCATTCCTGAATACTCACAACCCGGAACTGGTCAAGAAGGTGGAAACAGAAGTCATCAAGGATCAGCGCATCGGAATGAATATAGATTCGTTAGGCGCGGACTGGGAATATGTATATGACTCTACACAAATAATAATGTATCACGGCTTCAAGGACAGAAAGCTGGCATATCAGACAATGAATTATTTGTTGGATGTCGGAGGCAAGGCATGAAAGTAATCAATGTAACTCCAGGTCTAATCGCCATTCCACCGAATGGATGGGGTGCCGTTGAAAAAATCATCTGGGATTATCATTTGTCGCTGGAAAATATCGGGGTCAACAACGAGATATTGTATCTTAATGATATAAAGTATGATGATAGTATGATCGTTCACGTTCACGTTGCCAATTTGGCGAATATGTGTCACGAACGAGGAATACCTTATATATTCACCATTCACGATCATCATGCCTATTTGTATGGAAAAGACTCTGATTTATTCAAGCAAAATCTACAAGCGATTGAAAATAGCGTAATTTCTCTTTCTCCGTGCAAATATCTTATTCCATATTTCGGCAGCAAGAAACTTCGTTATTTCAGCCACGCGGTCAACACGAGCGTATTTAAATGTAACGAACGTGTAAGACACAAAAAATTGAAACTGTTGTGTGTGGCCAACAATGGTTATGCATACAACCAGAGCGTTGACAGAAAAGGATTTGGTCTTGCGATACAAGCGGCGATGAATCTTGATATGCAGATCACAATCGCCGGACCAAGCAACAACAATAATTTCTTCAAGACGCTTGATCCAAAATTGAACAACTATTCCAATCTGACCAAGCTGTATGATTTGGATGAAAAGTGGCTGGTCCATCTGTATAATGAGCACGACGCATTTGTTCATTTGTCGGAACTTGAAGCCGGTCACCCAAATCTTACATTGCTGGAAGCTATGGCTTGCGGACTGCCGGTCATTGGAACATTTGAAGAATCCTCATATAAGGGGATGGCTGTTTGCAAACGAGACATCACCGAAGCAGAAGCGGCTATCAGTTTGGTGGATCAAAACTACGATCAATTCAGAAAGGATGCGTTGGAAAACGCCGCCGAGAACTCATATGATTCACGAGTATACGATTTGGTGAAGATATACAGCGAATATCGTGAAACCATATTTGCCAACAGAATCATAAACCACTATATCAATTGCGAAAAGACGCACAAAGAAGTAAAAAACAACATCAAGATATGGTTTCCATCCGGACCCAAGGTTGAAATACTTGGTCCAGTGAGCAAAAAATACAAAATAAAATTCACAGACACGGATGTTAATACCGTCACATATGAAACCACAATAACAAACAATATGTGGAGTTCTTCTATCCCAAGATATTTCAGAAATTGGGTGGTTGAGGTATATGAGATGAATGATAATGAGGAAATTTTGGTGGAGTCACACACTTTTGACCTAAAAAACAAAAAGGTAAAACTGATATTTGACACCAACAGTATGGGAGACATATTGGCGTATATTGGTTCCGCTGAAAAGTTCAGGCAAATTCACGGCTGCGATCTCACTTGCGTGGTATACAACGATCAATTTCTGGAAATATTCTCCAAGAACTACAAAGATATAAAATTCTCCAGAACAAACGACAGCGATGACAACTATTATGCCGCATATTCCATCGGATATTTCGACCAGAACAATTGGAACGGAAACATACCGGTTGATCCAAAGAAAACTTCTCTCGCATTGATTGCACCAAACATACTTGGACTGCCACTTGTTGAATATAAGCCAAAATTGGAAATTGTTCCGGTCAAGCACGACAAGAAATATGTTTGCATAGCAACCCAAAGCACAGCGCAGGCAAAATATTGGAATAACCCAGATGGATGGAAAGAAGTCATAAACTATCTAAACAAAAAAGGATATGAAGTATGGTGCATAGACAGACATAGTTCATATGGAGGCAAGGACAAGATGAACTATATTCCAGAAGGAGCCATCGATAAAACCGGAGATCTACATCTGGAAGAAAGGCTTTCGCAGATAAAAGGTGCTGAGTTTTTCATTGGACTTGGTTCTGGACTAAGTTGGCTATCTTGGGCTGCTGGACAAAAGGTAATACTTATCAGCGGCTTCAGCGAAGAGTTTGCCGAATTCAATACAGACTACAGAGTAATAAACAAGAATGTATGCCACGGATGTTGGAACGATGTCAGTCACACATTTGACAAAGGAAACTGGAACTGGTGTCCCAGAGGCAAAGATTTCGAGTGCACCAAGCAGATAAGTTCGGGCGACGTTATAAAAATGATAGACAAAATAGTATAAAGTCCATATATATTACTATGGAACTACGCACTGCCATATCACAGCCAGACTTGTTACTTGCGTTATGTCAAAGAATACAAGGAAAATATCCAAGCAATCCGCAGGGACATTGCGCCGCTATGACCAATGAACTTAAAAAGGAACTTGAAAAATATGGCATAAAAACCAGAAAGGTCGAGGGATTGTTTGTATTGGACGGTCCATATGCGGGAAAGTTCATCACGCAATATGACGATGAATATGAAGTTCCGCACGACTGGTTGGAGCACGAGGGTAAGATACTTGACATTTCAGCCAAGATGTTTCGCAAATATGTTGGTGACAATGTACCAGACATTGTGCATATCAATCATACATCTCCGTTATACAGCAGATACAAACACGTTTAAGTTATGGCAAGCACGCAAAATCTAAAAGATGTTATAAAGTTGGAATACGCCAAGTGTGCCAAAGACCCGATATACTTTATGAAGAAGTATGTCAAGATTCAGCACCCAACAAAAGGCACACTGCCATTTCTCACATACCCATTCCAAGACAAGGCGCTTGAAGATTTTGTAAAGAACGACCAGAATATCATTCTAAAGAGTCGCCAGATGGGTATTACAACGCTTGTATCCGGATATGCCATATGGCTAATGACATTCTTTACGGACAAGCAAATCTTGTGCTTAAGTATCACGCAGGAAACATCCAAGGCTATTGTTACCAAGGTTCGGTTTGCAAATGACAATCTACCAAGTTGGCTAAAGGTTCCAGCCGTGGAAGACAATAGACTATCACTGAAACTGAAGAATGGTTCTGAAATCAAAGCCGCAAGCAGTGCTGGCACATCTGGTCGTTCAAGCGCACTTTCGTTGCTGGTGGTTGACGAAGCGGCATTCATTGACAACATCGAGGAAATCTGGCTGTCGGCACAATACACATTGTCAACAGGTGGTAAAGCGATCATTCTATCCACGCCAAACGGTGTTGGTAACTGGTTTCATAAAATGTGGACAGAGTCCGAAGAAGGTTTGAACGGTATGAACCGTATCAGTTTGCCTTGGCATCTTCACCCAGAACGTGACCAGAAGTGGCGCGACGAGCAAACCAAGTTGTCCGGTGAAAGAGGAGCAGCGCAGGAATGTGATTGTGAATTTAGCACATCCGGTAATACCGTCATCGATATTCCGATACTGGAATGGTATACTAAGACTCACGCCTGTGAACCAATAGAAAAACGAGGAATAGACAAAGGATATTGGATATTCAAATATCCCGAACCTGGTAAATCATATATGGTCACCGCCGACGTTGCTCGTGGAGATGCGTCAGATTTCAGTGCCGCTCAGATACTTGAAATAGAAACGATGGAACAAGTTGCAGAATATAAAGGCAAGCTGCCAACAAAAGAATATGCGCGAGCACTTATGACGATGGCAACAGAATACAACAAGGCATTGCTTGTTATAGAAAACGCTAATGTTGGTTGGGCAGTAATACAGGAAGTGTTGGATAGCAACTACGATAATCTATTTTATAGTTCAGCCGATCTTCAGTATGTTGATGTGGAAAATCAAATGACCAACAAGTTGAATAGAGAAGAAAAGAAGATGACGCCGGGATTTACAACATCAAGCAAAACTCGTCCACTGGTCATATCAAAATTGGAAAGTTATTTCAGAAACAAAGAAGTTATAGTTCATAGCAAGCGGTTATTGGAAGAACTACAAGTTTTTATATGGAAAAGCGGGGCAGTATCCGCAAAAGCAGAAGCTATGGAAGGATATAACGATGACCTTGTGCTGGCGATGGGAATAGGATTATGGATCAGAGATGTCGCGTTGCGTCTTAGAAAAGAATCAGACAGCGTTACACGCACGATAATAGACAGAATAGGGTCAACATCCGCCCAACAAATACAACACAATATAAATTTGCTCAGTCAGGGTAAAGGAGTGAATCCGTTCGGCGTGCATAATAATCCGTGGCAAATGCATGTTGGTGGACCAGGTATGCACGGAAATAAGCCAGAAGACCTAACTTGGCTGTTACGTTAATATATTTTATAAAAATAACAGAGGTATATATTTATATAGTAACCGCTCATATATATAGACTATGGCAGAAACAAAAGACTTATTCAGTAGACTGAAAAAAATGTTCAGCACGGACGTTATCGTTCGTAATGTGGGTGGCAAAAATCTTAAGATCGTTGATACAGATGAAATACAATACGCAACAGACAGAAACAGCTTGCGTGATCGTTTTAATCGTTTAAGAAGCAGCACATTCAACCTTCATAACCGCGATTTAAGTATGGCTTATCAGGCAAGCCGTCTTGAATTGTTCAGAGATTATGACGTTATGGATATGGATCCTATCATCGCATCCGCCCTTGATATCTATAGCGACGAGTGTCTGGTACCAAGTGAATTTGGAAAAGTGCTTACTATCCGCAGCAACAATGAAAACATCAAGAAGATACTTGAAAACCTTTTCTATGACATCTTGAACGTCGAGTTCAATATGTGGAGTTGGACACGCAATATGTGCAAATACGGAGATTTCTTTTTGCGTATGGAAATTTCTCCGGAATATGGAGTATTCCTTGTTCATCCAATCAGCCCATATGAAATCACTCGCATAGAAGGAAGCGATCCAAACAACATCAACTATGTCAAATACCAGCACGATGGTATGGGTGGCGGAATGGAATATGAAAATTTTGAAATCGCACACTTCCGTCTATTAAGCGACAGTAATTTTCTACCATATGGTAAATCGATGGTAGAACCGGCACGCCGTGTTTGGAAGCAACTGAGCTTGATGGAAGATGCGATGTTAATCCATCGCATCATGCGTGCTCCAGAAAAGCGTATCTTCTCTGTTGACGTTGGAAACATTCCTCCTGCCGACATTGATGCGGCGATGCAAAAAATCATCAGTCAGGTCAAAAAGGTTCCATATATCGACGAACGCACTGGCGATTATAATCTTCGCTT